TTTCATATTGTTTTCTTTTAATAGATTCCATACATTAATACAGGCTATAGGAACTATATCTGCTGTGGCAAAACCTTGAACAGGATAGTTTTTAACTGCAGTAGATTGTGTACTACTACCGTCTTTTCTTCTATAGATATTAGGGAAGTAATATTCTCGACCACTCGGTAGTCTTACTATCTTAGATTTTATTGCAGTGTCTTCTAACTTCTTATGCCACTCTGCAATGTTCTCATACTTCTCTAAAAACTTTTGATAATATTCTTTCTCTTTTTTCTTACCCATCATCCCACCATACAAAGGTTTAAATGTGTGGGCCTTTGCGTCTTGCCTAGAACATCCAATAATATTAGCAGTGTACTGATGAACATCTACACCATTGGCAATGTCTTCCATTCCTTGTTTATCTTGTGCTAGGAATACGGCAGTTCTAAATTCTAACTGTGCAAAGTCTACTTCTATAATCTTACCATTGTAGAATCTAGATGTAATCGCTTTCTTAATAGGAAACTTATCACCTCTTGGCATATTTTGGAAGTTAGGTTTAGAACTAGATAGTCTTCCTGTGGTAGTTATATGCTGATTAAAAGAGGGGTGAAGTATTCCGTCTTCTCTTGTATTGTCTTTGATACCGGTAACAAAGGTATTGAGATAAGTTTCTAAGGCACTATACCTCATGATACTATCTACAAATTCTTTTAGTGTGCCTTCTGCAAACACCGATATCTTTTTTAGTGTATCTTTATCTGTCTTAAATCCACCCTGTGATGCGTCATGGATTGTTCTTGGGGACCAACCAAACCCTGCCTTGGCTTCTGTTTCTAAGAATATCATACCCTCACCTTTACAATCAGAACACTTTGACATGTTCTTAAAAGGTGTTCCGTCTACCTTTGTATGTCTAACCAATCCCACACCATTACAAGTTTTACACTGTGTAGCCATTGTTTTGTAGACAGTATCAGTATACTTATCTACATTGTGTTGGAACTCTCTATCAGTCATACGAGGTCTACGTTTAGGCCTTTTCGTTCTTTTGTCTATACCAATGTTAAATAATTCTGCCCATTGTTTTTTATCCTGTACCTTTCTAGAATAAATAACCTTAGATAAATCCTCTGTCGATGATAGATTTATTTTAGTATCACCCATCATTTGACTAACAATTCTATCTATTTTATTTTTTAGTTTGTAGTATTCTTCGTTTAGTTCTTTCTCTACCACATCTAATTTTTCTAGGTCCACATGATTACCGTTCATTTCCATATCAATTAATACTTGTAGAAAATCATTCATCAAGTTTCTTGTGGGAATTAGATTAGCATTAGCATGATTATTAAATGCTTCTACTTGAGCATTATATAATTCTCTTGTTATCTTAACATCTTGTTTACCATACTCTTCTAATTTGTCCATGGGTATTTCTTCGATACCATATCCTTCATTCATGTAGGTGGCTAGGATATCTGATTTTAAACTGATACCTCTACGTTTACAAGACTCTTTTAGTGATACTGATTTCTTCTCACCTCTATTGATAATGTATTCCCCTAGCATGGTATCGTATAGTTTACCTTGATAAGTAAATCCACATTGATACAACCATGACATATCGAATTTTAAATTGTGGCCAATAACTAATTCTGATTTATTTAGTATCTCTTGTATAGCTTTTTTACTTTCTGTCAAGTCTTTTTTGATAGGGTCGTTGTGATAAAAGAAATAGTATTCATCATTGATACCTACACTCACTAATCTATTATCGGGATTAAATGGTGAAGGGTCACCCTCTTTTGTAAAGGTGGTTTCTATATCTAATACTGTTATCATCTATATCCTTTCTGCGTATCGTGATATTGTGGGTCTAAGTATTACCTCAAACTCAGCATGGTCACCGGTTAGTTTGTTCTTTGACAGTGTTACAAATCGAACACAATCATCTAAATAATTTTCTATTTCATCCTCTTTTCCTATACCTAGGATAACATCTGCTTCTGCTGATTTACCTGTCTTAGAGTTTTCCATAACACTAAATGTAACTCTGGACCTACCCTGTGCTTCTGCTGAAGCTTGGGACATTCCAATCACTAAGATGTCGTGTCGCTTGGCTAATTCTCTGGCCTGTCTATATACTTCTCGTAGTTTCTCATGGGTAGCATTGTATTTACCACTAACATTTATCTTATCTAATTGGTCAATGACTAGGATATCTACGTCATGGGTAGAACAATACTCATCTAAATCATCTATTGTTTTATCTACACAATCGTAGTTATCTATGTAAGGACTAATCTTAGACCACTTTTCTTTGACTATATTTCTACTACCATTAAGAATATTGCCTCGTTGTAATCCTGTAGAAGCATTGAGTAATCTCATCTGAGTTCTGATAGCCGGTTCTTCGTTAGCAAATATAGAAACCTTTTTTTGTTGCCATGCAAAACCATTAGGGGAAGCAACAAGGCTAATCCAAAAAGCAGTCTTGCCTGTTTCTGGCCTTGCAAATATAATCATAAAGTTTCCACGACCAATACCATTAGTGGCTCTTTGTAGTGAGGGTAGATTAAATTTAAACTCCCCCTGTTCTTGTAAAGCTTCTACAATCTTATCCACATCCTTAGTTACGGCTTCGCTTTCTTCCTGTGTCCTGTCTTCATCCACATTAGCCATGAACTTTTCTACTTGTTTAAATGTACTACTACTTGGATTGTTCGATATATCTAAACATATTCTAGCTAGTTCATCTGCTTTTTTAATACGATACATAGACCTCAATGCAGTTTCTACTACATCATCACTCGGTGCTTCTTGCCTTTCTATGCTATCAATTAATTCATGAATACTTTTTTGAGAAGCATAACTCGTATTTGGAAAGTATGTATTAAAGTAAGCTAACTTTAAATCACTAAAGTTTATCTGATTGACATTAGGATTATCTCTATAAATAAATCCTATTGTTTTATATATCTCTCTTGCACCGTTTTGAAATATGGATATATCTATTTCTGATTTTAACTTATCATACTTTTCTCTATTAAGTAAAGTTCTTAATATGTATAGTCGTAGGTTTCCATGTTCCATTCATCCCAACTTTCTAATATTTTAACTCCAATAGTCTTGCTTCCATTTCGCATTTCTTCAATTCTAATGCAGTCAAATCTTTTGTATCACAATTAACTTTTGTTTTTTGGATAGGTTGTAATTTTTCTATTATTATTTTATTATCTTTTTTGTCCCTGTCAAATGCCATTGAACAAGAACTAATAGATAATAATAACAATATTCTAATCAACATAATCATATTCCTCTATTCTAACATACATTCTCTCAATGTCAAGTGAAATCCCAAATTCTTTTTGAAAAGATTCTGAAACTTTTTTTCTACAAGTTTCATCAATATCAGATACATTATCTGCTACCTCTACCTCATAAGGTATTTCTACTGTGACCGTCATTAAGTGCTTTTTTCCAAACATATTATCCCTTTCTATGTGTATTTGTTTGTCTTAAAGTATTCTTCGTATTGTTGTTTGACATGCTCGATGTGTTCTTGTTCTAACTCTATAGCATGTCTTTCTGCTGAGCGTTTTGAATTAAATATATTATTCCTTTCTTTACACGCTCTAGAAATTCTAGGTATGTTATTTTTCTTATCAAGTTTATTTTGAACACCATTAACTTTTGGCCATACCCTAGATACATAAGTAGGTATTGTTAATCTATATTTCTCTCTATTACTATTTCTTGGTATGAAAGATTCTACATTAATAAAACCGTTCTTGTAAGTAGGCATGACATAAGGTTTAGAATCTATCGTTTCGTGTATAGTGTTAAGTTTATTTATTAACCTAACACCACTTCTAAGTCCCCTAAGTTCATTCTTTGTAGGCTTAGGGCTTTCTTTATCAGAATAGTTATCTTTATTCTTAGACCAAAAAGCTTTAGCTTTCTCACCATTCTTAAACCTACCTCTAATACTTTTTCTAGTATTGGCTTTTACTTGATACTCAAAGTTAAATATAAGTGGTTCTAATCTCATTATAAATATGGATTAGGTAAGTTTGATACTAAATATATTAGAAATACAAACACAATGGTTATTGATACCATTAATGCTATAAAGTCTCGCATATTTTATTACCCCATTCTTTTAGTTCTTCTACACTTAACCATTTCAAATCTTTGTCTATCATCTTTATCTGTGTAGGAATAACATGCGATAAACAATCACGTAACTTAAAACTTTTTTCTGTGGCATCCCTGTCTAAACAAACAAAGGCCCTTTCTATTCTATCCACAATAGGTGACACAAAATTATCGGGTATACTTGTACCCATAAGGGCAATCCCTGTGAATCCGGCAAGTGCCACCTTACATGCTGAAATACAATCCTCAACTATAAATCCTATATACTTATTGGTCCCCACGATAAATGGAACAGGGGGTGTGCCATACTTATACCACTTAGGTGCAGTATCAGAGTGGAGTAAGGCTCTACCTACTGCACCCACCACCATGCCATTGTCTTCCACCAAAAATACTAACCTACTTTGTTTTACATCGTACATTAGTCTTGCTTCAGTATCTGTGATACCAAAACTCTCTAGATATTCCCTCGCTTTATTGTTTCCAAATACAGTTACAAAATGATTAGGTATGACAAACTCTTTAGAAGGTTCAGTTTTAGAGGGATTTAGGAATTTGTCCAAGTCTTCTGCTCGAAGTTCAGAATCTGTCATACCCTTAGCAGTGCAATTAGCATGAAAACAATTCCATACCAATCTTCCATTCTCATGTCTTACAGACAAAGTATTTCTATTTAAACAAAACACACAGTCCCCACGATAGGATTGACCAAGTCCTATGTTGAGGTCTTGAATTTTATCTAATTGATATCTGTAATCCATACTTAATAGTATACACTAATTAAAAATAATGTCAAGAAAAAAATTTTTATTGACAAATTTAAAAAAATATGTTAACATATAATTGTCTACGGGGGACATATATACCTGTGGAAACCTACTCATCTTGCATTGTCTTTGTAGGTTCTGCAGTTAAGATAACTCTATCAAAGTCTGTATCATAAACACTAGAGGTTAAACCTTCTATTAGATATAACTCTTGAGCCTCTAGTTCATTGTTTGCTCTAACATAATACCTTCTCGTTCTTGTTTCTTTGACTGTGACTGTCCACATCTTAGGCATATCTATAATTTTTGTCATTCTTTTCATACTCCCTTACTGCTTCACCAACATCACCATAAAAGAAATCCTCATACATGATGTTTACTTCTTCATCTGTTAGTTCCGGATATAACATATCCATATCTTCCTCGTCTTCTAGCCATTCACCATGGCCCTCACAGACACTACATTCTTCTATTTCATCGTATCTGTCACCCCATTGTATGTAGCCATTGCCTTCACACTCCGGACATTTAACTGTCTTTTTCATCTTCTTTTTCCTTTCTTTCATGATAACATTCTACCATACTTTTACAGTTAGGGCAAGTTAATATTGTTAATAATTTAAAATATTCGTTT